CACCAAAGCGTCACAAAACTAATCATTTCTCTAAGAAGAACCGTCTAAAACACACTTTCAGCATGGATATTCTAAAGTCAACATCTTCAGAATCTTGTGACATGATTTTATCGCAAATCACCTTGTATAGAGATTTTCCTGAATCTTTATCTGAAGTGATTGCTCTGCAACCTAGGTCGAATGGCAAGCTCAACTCATAATTTACTTCTCTTCTGTTAGCAGATCTTATCTTAGGTCTTGAGAATCCTATTAGAGAATTATTAGCTATTATCCATGATAGATCTTCATCATCCATAGCTCTTGAAGAATTGTCCGATATGTGCTCATCGTTAGAAGACGCCTCTGCTTCAATCGGTAGGTCTACATTTATACCCAATTCTTCAAAGGTTGAAAACTTCAGATCAAGTGGATTTTCTTCTCCTTCTATGTAATCGTCATCATAATCAGATTGAATATCATCATAATCGTCACTGCTTGATTCATAGTGTGAGCTGGATGATGCGCTTTCTTCATACTCAACTAGCTCTTTAAGGTCGTCATCAGCCTTCTTACACCTTCTACCGATCTGAATGAAATCATCAACTGTATCCAATATAGATTCACACTCTTCCTCAGTGAAAGGACTTTCAACAGTGGATAGAACTATCTTATATTTAGTTAATTGGCAAACACCTGATTTGCAAAGTGGAGTCAAGAAAAAACTGTCGAAGTCTGATGTAGAAAGACACAGAAAATTTCCAACCTTAGTTATCTTGACCTCAATGTATTTTTCATCAAGTTCTCTTATGTTTATCCTTCGATCTATATCTGAAGAGTATTTTTCGACTTCCACAAATCTATCATTTCTGTAGGAAACTGAATCTGAGTTCCAGCCATTTTTGAATTTAAACGCGAATCTTGAAGATACTGAATGGCCCATTTCTTCTCTTGACTCATAATATAGACTCTTGGCATCGTCTAAGTACATGTTGCAGCTCTGAGGAAGAAAGTCTCTCTCTATGTAGTATCTTCTATTTTTTATAGAGAAAAGAGACTTGACACAGTTGTTACGTGCTGGATTTGATTTGTAGTCACTGACAATAAAACTTATGTCAATGTTTCTACTAAGCATGCAGTCACTTGATCTTATGTCAGACATGCTGTTTTCATCAGGCTTTAGTTTCGAGTCGTAATAAGAGATGGCTCTTCCAGTGCCTTCGTAAGATATTGCTTCTGATAATCTATTTCTGTTTGCCTCACATATTAGTCTACCATTTTCACAGAAATTACCTCTCAGACCCATCACCACCTCTGATATTGATTCATCACCTGATATGCTTGGGACACTCATACATATGTCAGAAATACATATCTTCTTGACAGATTGCTTCAATGACTCATAAGCAGTTAGATAATCATAAAGACGAATACCAGCTTCTCCTCCAAAACACTCAGGCAGGTTTTCTCTACTCCAATTATCAAGAAATGTGTCCATCTTTCTTTTTGTAGAGTATTCAACCGTTTCTTTGATTCTTTTGAGGTTTCGATTGCAATAACAAACAGTGAAATGATTCTTATAGCCTTTGATCATGAGTGAACTAACATTTTTTATTTCATTTTCCATACTCTTTATTCTTGATATCAGGACATCAGGGTTTATGAGGTTGTCAGAAGATTCCAATTTCATAACGTAACCATGGTAATCTATCTCAGTCTCATCAAAGGCAATCTTTTTATCAAAGAAGATATCTATTTCTTTCAAGAGCTCATTTCTACTGAATCTCTCTTTCCCAAATCTATCTCTCATTATAGGGCAATTACCTTTGTATATTTTGGTATCAACTCCTACTTGAGGCATGACTAATCTAGAAGCCGTAGAACTATGACTCACAGTCTCATCAAGTCTGCTAGGTATCGTCATTATTGATCTAAATATTGAGTGGTATGGAGATAGTCTATAAGAGGTCTTCAGAGTTGATTCATCAAGCTTGCATATTAGTTCCTCTACTCTCCTTGATTCCCTAGACTCTCTCTTTGTCAGTGTTATCATTCCACTTCTAGTGAACTTAGGAACTTTTATTTTGATTCTTTCATCCTGCTTTTGAAGCTCATCTATTTCAACAAATCCTAACTCATCTGATCGAAAGTGCTCGAGTATAACATGAGTTTTTGATACTAATTCTAGTGCCCTCAATCTATCTTCAACTTTAAGTTTAGAAAGTCTTGAGCAAGATATTCCAGTATAGTTTTCAATCATTTGATACATTTTCCCACCAAATAAGCATCTTAATGGATCAACACGAATTATTCCTCCCATCTCCAACGGAATTCTATAAAACTTTTCTGGATTGGATCTAAACTTGTATATCATGTTGCTTTGTTTCAGACAAACAAGATTACCTATTATTCCTATGAAGCAAGAACCAATGAATCCAAGACCTTTCCTAAGAGCTTCCTTAGAGTTTTCACAAGCGCTTATGGCCATTTTGCTCATGTCATAGTCATGGAATGAATCAATGAACGAGTTTCTTATTTTGATGTCAGCGTTGAAAGTTCCATTGGCTGTCCTATAAACTGAATTGAATTCACTCCAAGCAGCAGACTTCGTAGACTTCCTATTATTTCTCTCAATTCCCATCATCGCTTGAACAAATGTTGTAATGAAAGTTGTGGCACTAATCAGCCTGTTAGCTTCTCTTTCATCATCCGTCTTATTGAATCTATAATACTGACTGTAATCATCAGAAGTGCTAACAAATTCTATTTGAGGTTCATTCTTTTGAAAAAGTCTCTCAGTTATTGAAGTTGATAATGACAGACAATCATCTTGAATGATTCCGCTACCATTTCCACATAGACCTTGCCCCATTCCTTGAGGATTAATCAGATACATACCTTCTTCACAGAAAAAAGATTCATCAAGTGCTTCACGAAAATCATGAACTGCTTTTGGTACTCTAGAATCCCTAAAAGTCTCAATGATGTTGTCAGTCAATTTGAAAACTTTATTAGACAGTGATATGAAGTGATTCCGCAGCATGTTTCTCATGTTTCTGCTTTTGAATCTACTAGCTGTATGAAGGTACAATATGTGTGACAGCATGCTAGGCCCCCATTTGCTACAGTCAGCATTATCAAAGAAGACCAATGTCTTGTCGTTCTTCATTGCCCAATACTTCCTGTACAAGTTTTCAGCTATTTGATCTTTTGTTTTCATTTCCATAACGTTGCTTCTAACATTGCATCTATGTGAACAATCTCTTATGTGCCTTGCTGCTAGCTCAGAGAACAAACAACCGAATCTCATAGTTGAATTCATAACATGTATCTCTCTGTAAGAATTGCCACTTCCCCTTCCATTCTTGTGAACAGCTCTGCTGGCATACTGAGACATATCATGTTGATTCTGAATAAGACAAGGTATCAATGATTGAGAAACTGATTGCAAACTTTGTAACATCTTATCAGTCACTTCCTCTTTTATTTCTGGTTCACAAGATACTAGAATCGGCATCCTAGTTTTTGTATAAAATCTTGAGAGGTTTATTAGTGATGTTTCCCAACATTTTGAATTTTGCCTAAGGAAACTGACTTTTTCCATCATCTATCATTTTGACATTCCTAAAAGAAACTGTCTTCGTGCATGACATTGATCCTCTAGAATTCATGACGTTGTTTAAAGTATACTTCGAGACAACTGATTTATACACATCCTGGATAACACATAAATCTGACATCTCACCGATGCTAATGTTATCTCGCGGCTTCAGCCCTTTAGATTTGTAAGTTCTGATTATATTGTTTATTATTGAAAAGAAATGATAGTTTCGGTCATTTAGATATCTTCCACCATCTGTTTCATCTCCACTACAGAATCTTGTTTTGCTTTCAAGCATCAACTTCCTATACTTGACAATGTGTGCTAATTCAGTCATCATGGTCTTTGCTTCTCTATGTAAAACATTGGAATGCTCATGATACAAGAACTTGTTGAAATATATGGCATTAAAAATGTTGTCATCAGTTTGCATATAATTTTCTTCATATGGCATTGCTATCTTCCAAATAGATGATTCAATAAGTCTCTTGTCAGTTGACCTCAAAGAGTTATCGCTCTTGCACTTATCAAGTAAGTGTAATTTGTACCTGTTTGAATTCAGTATTTCTGTACAAGAGCACAACTTAATCAATCTCAAGACATACAAAGCTTCTTCTACACTGCTTGGCTTGTACTTGTCATCAATGAATATCTTCTCCAACAAGTTTTTGCTTCCATTAGATATACCAGTTGCATTTATTGATCCATATCTTGTCAGTTCAGATATGTTTGAAAATTTCATCTTGTTGACACAGAAGAGGCAATAAAGATAAGTCGGATTATACTCATGAAACTTGTCTAGTTTGCTCAATCCTTCTATCATTGTGTATATGGAAAGAAACTTCTGCATTGAGAGACATCCCCAGTTCAACTCATCAGGAGACACGAATAACATTTCTGTTGATCTTCTAAGATGTGGCACAATTATTTCCAAATCGTCTTTTATTATATCACCAACTACAATGACGTTTGAGTCCTTGGTCTCCTTAAGAGTGCTCGTAAGATTGTTTATGACCAGAAATTCTCTTGAATCACTCACTGTGATTGAAACATTGACACAATCTCCAAATATGCTCGAGACTCCAACATTCATTCTGGATTTTTTGACGTTCTCAGCCATTGACTCATATATCATCTGATTACATTCTATAAGATCGAACAACTTTGTACCTCTTATCTTATTCATTATCATTGACATGACTTCTTTGCTATACTGGTCCACTTCTGTTTCGCCTAGAGAACTATATATCATCCCCATAACATCTTCTTCAAAAAGCGTAGTCTGGGTCTTTTCCATCA